TATGTGCATCTAAATCTTTTTTTAATGCTGCTTTATCAGCTTCAGACCAAAATCCAAACATATTTTTTAAGTTATGTGTTGCTTTAATAAAGATTTTACCAAGATTATCAGCCCACCAAACCACTGCAACATTAAATACATAGAATTGTTTTAACCATCCTTCTAACCAAGTCCCAATCTTCCAACCTGCTACTGCAGCCCCTACAACACTAAAAGCAGATACAACAACAGTAGAAAACAAACCAATTGAGGCAGCTACCTGACCCATCCTTGTGGTCAATATCAATACATAATTACCTACCATATTAAATATTGGTCTTAAGACTCCGAGTTTTGCACCCATAAGTTTTATTGCACTACTAACACCTAATGATATACTTCCTAATTTAGCTATTTCTATACCAGATTTTATGATGACAGCAACGAATCCAATAAAAGCAGCTGTAGTTCCAACTAATATACCCATTTTTTTAACAATACCGGCAATCCAAGATACTACGGAAATACCCACAAGAACAATTAACGTTTTAGTAAGTAGTTCAAAGTTTTCTACAACAATCTTTAGCGGTCCTTTTAACTTATCTAAGGCATCTCCTATACCACCCACCCATTCTTTAATCTTTAGTTTTATTAAATCCTTATTTACATCATACCACGCCTTAAACTGTTTTATGTTTTCTTTAAGAATTGGTGCGAGAGCCTCTCCTAAATCAATAAGTATCTTCTTCATAACATTACTAAATGATGTTAGAACGGCATCGAGTGTCAGCTTCCACTGTGCCCATGCCTTATCCAGAGCTCCTGTTCTCTTACCCATTTCTGTAATCTTTTCTATTAAAGACTCAAACTCATTAGCACTCAACGCAGCGAACCCTTTAATGGCTCTTACATTACCCATCAATGCAGCCATCTTTGCTGCAGAACCACCGGCGTATTCTTTAAGTTTCATCAGAGTCCCGGCAAAACCAAGAGTTTTAATCATTGCTTGAGCACTCTCATATCCTAAATCTTTTAAAGCAACTTTTAAATCCTCTGATGGTTTCATCATAGCGGTTAGAACAGCCAAGTATTGTGTTGATGCCTCAGCTGTATCACCAGCAAGTTGAGTTACCTGTGCGAATGACGCCCCAAGTTCTGTTTGATTAATCCCCAAATCGTGAGAGATTTTTGATAAGGAACCAATGTATGGTATCAATTCAGCAACAGATGTCTGACCAACTCTTTCAATAGTAAATAATAAGTCAGCAGCTTCTGCAGCGTTTCTAACTTCACCCTCATAACCAGCCATAATTTTAGTCAAACCTTTTATGACTTCTGCCTGATTAACGTGGGCAGCTTTAGCGGCTTTAGAAGAAGTGATTAACATATCCATCGATTTAGCAGTGTCTGTTACTCCAGCAGAAATAACCTGGTAATAACCCTTCATTAATTCAGTGACGCTGCCAAGTTCCTCAGGTAGTTGCATAACTTGTTTTCTTAAAGAAGAAAAACTTTTGGTCGTCACTTTACCCATATCAACTAAGGCAGTTTCAAACTTCCTAAATTCGTTTACTGCCTTCTTACCTATAACAGCACCTAATACTCCTGCAGCAACAGCCATCAATTTAAGCTGTCTATTTATTTTACTAAAAACCGCTCGACTTTTTTTAGCTTGTCTATTAAGTTTAGCAAAAGCTGTAGTAGTTTTATCACTAAATTTCTTTATGTGTTTACTACCTTTATCCTTAACTTCTAAATCCACTCTCATTTTTTTAGCCATTAGTTTTTCCTTTGTATAGCTGCTCTAAGTGTGCCCAGATATATCATTATCCTATTAGCGTAATCTGATTTATCGTTGTCTTCTACCCACGTCTCGGCTTCTAATGCTAACAATATACCACCACCAGACAACCCGCTTTCCGTGAACATAGTAGACTGATATCTCTCAACAAGAAACAATACTTCTAAGTTGCTTTCTAAAACTTTGGGTTTACAGCTGGCACAATCTGGAACTTTACCCTTGAGTTTCTTCATTTCTATACATACATTGCAAGGGACAATAATTCGTTCTGCTTCCCACTCCGCCAGCTCTACAAGTTTTTTGTGTTATCTTTCTCCGCACCCATCATTGCAGTTACTTCCACAGCCACGAATTCAGACATATTTGGAAAGTGGTCATAGAAATACTGCTTCATCTTCTCATTACATTGGATTGGTTTATTTGTGTCTTCACTTACTAAACCTTTCCAGTTAATGATACAATACTTAAACATCTTTGAGCCAAGGCTAACTGCGTCTTCGTCAACAGACATCTGCGAAAGAGGATACGGTCTTAATAGAAACTCTACGCCATCCTCCCACTCAACCCAATTACCTTTATCTAACTTAGTGTTAATCTTCATAGTTGTGTTCTCCCTTTATTTATTTTAGCCTTCTGTCCAACTGCCACCAACTTCAAAGTTAAAAGTTACTGGTATAATCTCATTCTGAGCAGCACTGACATTATATGATGTAATATAAACACCATCATTATCATCAGAACCATCTGCATAGTAATACGCCGTCCCGTCTATGTATAAACGGAACCCACTTACAGTGGTGCCTGCTTCATACGCTGTTACTAAAACATCTTGACCAGTAGTGTCGTCTATATCCAAATAACCACTTACTGAACCTGCTACATTACGGGTTCCCATGCCGTGAACTTTATTAAAAGAATCACCGAACACTGGACCTTTTAAAGCATCACGTTCATCTGTGAAGTCCCAAGTTCCCATTGATAATACTGTAGTTGACTCAGCAACCTTTACTGTTGCGTTTGTTCCACTTTTACTTGCCATTGTTATACTCCTTATTTTTTATTCTATTACTATTATGTCTCCAACGACATAGTAATAGTGTTTACTGCTATGTAAATATGTAATACTACCCCAAATTGTGTTCTACCTACCTCCTCAAACAGTCCGCCTTCTACAACTGGGGCTTTTATTATATCAAACTCTCTTGAATAATCATTGTAAAAGAACCTGAGGACATCTCTGTATAGCTTGAACATCCTCTCGGAATTAGATTTCTTTGCACCACTACTCTTAGCATAACATTCCATACCAACTTCTATCGTGATGTGGGCTCTATCGCCCAGCTTCTTTTCAACTACGACATCCGTTGAGGTGAACCATATAAAAGGTCTGTTGCCTTTGGTGTCCTCCCAAGAATGCATCTTACGCCTGATAGTTGGAGTTGTTTCATAAATACCAGTGCCATCGATAGCGGCATCCATCTCACTCTTTAGTTCATCCAGTATCTCATCTAAGAATAATATTGCCATACTATGTCTCCATTTCTTCCGCTATTTCATTTTCTACTATTCTAATAACTTCATCTATATTTTCTGCCATTGCTGGTGTCATCAAAGGTCTTGCAGGCATTTTAACGTGTCTTATATGTGCCTTCACACTGTATACGAGACCCCGTCTTGTTTTTCTGGTGTGAGCACGAATATTCATAACTCCATCAAATCCAGTTTCGTGTATCGCAGCATAAACAACATTGGTTTGTATGTATCCTGTAATACCAGCAGGACTTTCTCTTACATCACCAAAGATACTCTGGGCATAACGTCCACTTCGTCTTTTTAGATTTTTACCTTTACCAAATCTTTCACCTGCCTTACCAGCAACTACATCCATTGCTTTCTTCATACCACTCTTAAAAGCACCACCGAACTCTTTGGTCATATTTTTTAGGCTATTCAAATCTTCTTTATTCGGTATGAATTTTATCTCAAGCATATTTCACCTAAAACACAATCACTTTAGTATATCTGGCTAAGACACTCTTAGCATAAGGAAGTAATTCAGTTTGAAATCTTTCTATTGAACCATCCTCAAGCGACTTACTAACTATATGTGGGTCGCCAGACATTTTGTATTCTGCTACAACCTGTTTGATTGTTGCTCTGTGTAATGCAGGCGGAAGTGAGGCTCTTGAATAACCAGCCACATAAGTTGCTTTCACACTCTCTTCGCCCCTTCTAAACCTACCCCAAGTTGATTTGGGGTATAACACAACTCTGTCCTGCTCTTTAGAAATATAGTAATCAGTGCCAGAGATAAGGGTGTCGCTACCGAACTCTCGATACACATCATCATAGATAGAAGTAATAGAAGTGATAGGTTCGTTATCCAGATATAAGTATGTCTCACCATCTCCATCTTGATATTCATCTGTGTGTGTTCGTGTAATGAAGTTCTCACCTGTAAGCAACTCAAACCACGCACTAATACCATCTATAATACTAATCAGGTGTCTATCTGTATCTACATCTTTACCTTCTATGTCTAACTCATACTTCACATCTTCTAACTCAACTAATGAGTATGTGCCAACAGTGGTAGTGTCTTCGCCCATAACTACTCTCCTTTATCTTTCTTTTTAATGCTATCTGACATTGGGTGTGTTTCTTTCTTTTCCTCGGATTTCTTCGGGCAGAACCCACCGAGTTTATTACACCCGCACTCTTTCTCTTGTTTGTTTTTGTAATCTTTTATCATACTGCCTCCTAAGCTTTAAGTGTCCAAACAAAATCAACATCAGCTATTCCTGATTGAGTAACTCCAGTCACGACCTTTACATATCTATATCCAGCTAACGGTGCTAAATCATCACTCTCAACTGCAAACCCACCAGTGCTTGATGCAATAGTAAGGGCTGTGGATGCTCCTTTATCAGTCACGACATAAAAGGTTCCATCTTCTAAATTACTCGCTTCAAACGTCACTGTGCCTTCACTTATGGTTGGTATCATTAATCCATAGTTAGTGAACCCATATAAATCTATTACTGAGCTCTTCGTTGCACCTGATACTACAGTACAGGTGTTATACCCGTGTTGTCTTGCGTGTCCTGCTAATTGTACGTAATTTGACATTGTATATCTCCTATAAAGGATGGAGTTGTAGCCATCCAGTTATTTTTAGGCGTAGTTAGTAATAACGCCCTTTACTACTGTTATTTCTCCTGACACTGTTGGTATACTTCCACTCCAGCCGCCGGTGAACCCTCTACTATTATCTACTAATGGATATAATGAGTGGTCATCATTTGTTAATCCAGTTAGATTACCATGGTCAGTAATAGCACCAGCTCCTGTGGTTGCTCCTACTACTGGTCTTATATCAATCCATTGGTCTCCACCTGCTGTTGGTAATGCTGCATCCCCACCTTGGTATACAAGAGCAACTGAATTTGGAAATCCTGCTAAACCAGGTGGTTTGGTTGGTAGTGGTGCAACAATAGCTTGAATCCTATTATCATATTGAACTGTTGGATACACCCAATGTAGATGGTCTTTTGCTACAATAAAGAATGACTTATACCATTTATTACTTGCTGCTGCAAGGTCAGTGCCATTATTGTAAAACGCAGTATCTATCTCTGCATCCAAATCTGAATCCCAAACACCACCAGTTTTGAAATCTCTCATTAACAAAGTACCACTTGATGTTATTTTAGAGACTACGTGTTTCTCGTGCCCTTCTTGGTAAAATACACCAGCAGAACATTCAACATCCAACGCATTAGTCGCATCTAAATGCTCAGATACTACTAAACCATTCGTCACTACAACATCTAATATACTACCCATAGCATCGCTTATACCAGTTTCTCTTTCACTAATTATATGGTCAGTGTGGACATTGTGAATCATACCATCTTGTGCTGCAATAGACGCAATAGGTATCTCATCATTAGAGACATCAGCTTGAATTACTCCAAGTGAAAGTGAAGTACCAGTAGTCCATATCAAATAGTTTACGCTATTATCTGTGGCACTATCTGTTCCTGATACTGTATCTACTACTGTCTTAGTTGCGTGGTCGAAAATCTCACCGGCTGTCCAATCAATAGTAAGACCACCTCTATCATTATCAACAGTAATAGCATCCAATACACCAGCATTAATTGTGTCATCCAAGATTGCTTCTAATGTTTCTGTACCATCATAAATTATGTCCGCTGCAGTTTGGTCATCTACATACTTCTTGGTGGATAAATGATAATCAGTAGTTGGTGTTATACCTGTTATAGCACTATCTGATACTAATGTAGCTCCTACTAAATTCCATTGCCCGGCACCTGCATCCCACTTCATATACACTTTTGCCGTATCGCCATGGAACTTTACATCCATACCATTAGTATTTATTCCAAAGTGAACCTCTCCTGTATCATCATCATTCTGAGTAAAGAACACTAATCTACCATCAACCCATTTACTTAACCATACTTTACCCTCATTAGTTATAGACATTATTTTATCCTTTTAATAGGTGGGGCTTTCACCCCACCATGTTTATTTATTAAGCGTAAGCTGTAGCTATACCGCCGACAAAAGTTATTGTTCCTGATGCAGTTATTACATCCTGTGTTATACCAGATGCAACTGTATCCGAGTAAGCCTCATAAGCAGTAGTAATCGCCGTCTCTCTATCATCCACATATTTCTTGGTGCTAAGATGATAATCCGTAGTAGGCGTGATACCAGTAATAGCGGCATCTGATACTAACGTTGCTCCTACTAAGTTCCATTGGTCTGCACTTTCGTCCCACTCTACATATACACCTGCTGTATCTCCATAGAACTTAACGTCCATTCCATTCTGGTCAATACCGAAATGGACTTCACCTGGATTGGTGCTATCATTCTGTGTGAAGAAGACCAACTTACCATCGACCCATTTAGCCAAAAATACTTTATCTTCGTTAGTTATCGACATTTATTAGTCTCCTTTCTTATTGAGTATACAGCTCTAATACGCCGTATGTTACTATAATATCTGTATCAGTAGCTGTACCATCCCAATCCGCTGACACATTTATTGATGTTACAGTTGTTAAAACCACAGACACACCCGCTACAGCAGTTGATTTCTTTATATCTGCCATACCAGTTGCTTCCATCATTAATCTACCTTGAGCAACAACCTTACCACTTGCACCGGCAGTATGAATTCTACCAACATACTCACAAATAAATGCTTTATCATCCTCATTAGGGTATGTAGATGTTACCAGTGTAGCCAGAACAGCGGTAGAACCAAAGTTTAACGATAAAGTTAAATCATCACTCCCATCACTTGAAATATGACCACCTAAAGTAAGTCTGAAATGCATATTGGTACTATTAAATGTTCCAGCTGGTATAGTAGTAGAAAATATAGCAGCCTCAGTTACTGAATCAAACTCTTCATTCTCTGATATAGTACCTGCAGCAACAAACATAGGGTTGTTGTAAAACATCTGTAATCCGTTATTGTATTTACATTTTGTACTCGCCATAATCTTAATCTCCTTTCAAAAGATATTGAATGAGGGTATTTCACCCCCGAAGTTTTATTGTGTATACAGTTCCAAGAATCCAGTAGTAATAAATATATCCGTAGTAGCATCTGTATCATCCCATTGACCTGTTACATTGATTGATGTTACAGAAGTTAAATCCATACTTGCTCCTGCTACAGCGGTAGATTTAATAACATCTGCCATACTTGTCATTTCATTCATTAGTCTACCTTGTGCTACTATCTTACCAGAAGCACCAGTAGTATGTATTCTACCGAAGTATTCAAGCATAAAACATTTATCATCTTCATCAGGTAATGCTGTGGTTTTTACAGTTTCGAGAATGTCTGTCGTTCCCATTCTCAATCTAAATGTTATATCATCACTATTATCACTTGATATATGTCCAGCCAAGGTAATTTTGAAGTGCATGTTAGTACTATCAAATGTACCAGCAGGGATGGTTTGTGTAAACACAACACCTTCCGTACCGCTATCAAACTCTTCATTCTCTGATATAGTTCCGCCTGCTACAAACATTGGCGTTCTATAGAACTGTTGTAATCCATTATTCCATTTACATTTTGTACTCATGTTGTCTTCTCCTTTCAGTTATTGAATGAGGGGCTCCGAAGAACCCCCCGAAGTTTTTCTCCTATATACTACTACTATTAGGTAATAGCAGTAATTGGGTTCTCTAACATCTGTCTTGGTTGACCCATAATAGTTAAAATCATACAGTCAACAGCCGTAGCTGCGACTTCGACAGTCTTCAACCTTACATAATTGTAAGTACTATAACTGTCAGAACCATCTACTTCAATCAAATAGCATTGGTCTGCACCAGCAGTGGTCGTAAAACCAGTGCTCGCAACAGCAGTCCAATCACTCCATACATCAGGTGTAGTTGACTTCTTATACCTATACGCAATTGCTTGGGTGGCACCTGCTGCAGCATTACTCGAACTCTCTACTGTAATAGTAGCAGTTCCAACTGCACCGGCTCCCTTCTGAACTACCCAGAGAACCTTACGGTACTTAGCCATATTTACTACATCAGTATACTGTGTTCCAGACAAGCCATCAGATGCATCCGCATTAAAGGCAGCTACTTGAGGTAAGAAAGTCTGTTCATCTGCTAATCTACTCATATCATTATCTCCTTTATTATTATTATCCCCATTAAGCAATAGCTGTAGGCGGATTTTCTAACATCTGTCTTGGCTGACCAAGGATAGTTAAAATACAACCATCGGTTGCACTATCAGTATCTTCAGTCACAACACATCTAACATAGTTGTAGGTGCTATACATTTCAGAAGCATCTACTTCTATAATATAACAGGCATTCGCACCGGCAGTTGTAGTAAAACCAGTATTCGCTACATAAGTCCAATCACCAAATACATCAGATGTAGTTGACACTTTATAGTGAAACGCAACTACTTGGGTATTACCAGGTGTAGTATCATCACAACTCTGTACAGTAACAACACCATCACCAGAAGCACCAGCACCCATTTGGATTACAAATGCTACTTTCTTATATTTACCAATGTTAAACACATCAGTATAGACTACACCAGCTGAACCAGTAGAACCTTCCATCCAATCTGCATAACTGGACACAAAAGTACTGGTGTGGTGTACACAATGTAACTCATCAAATAATCTACTCATTTTATGTCTCCTTTGTTTTATTTCTCCCTCTCTATGCCCACAACATAGAGATTTACTCCATTGTAGGTAGGTAAGGAGGTGGGTGGTTTATGCCCCACCCTTGGCATTATTTATATTACTATTAGCTACGGGTTCCCAGTCTAAGGAAAGGACTTCTACTATCACCACTGTTACGTGGAGTGAATGCAGCCAATCTCATACCCTGTCCGTCCGCTCTAACACTAAATCTTAACGCTTGCTGACCATAATCAAATTTCAAATGAATAGAGCTGTCTGCTTTCATACCAGCACCAGCTTTGGTTGCCCAAATATAATCATTGAAATCTACTAACATAAGGTCGCCAGCAGTATTAACTGATTGCATATAATCATTAAAGATTACAGGTCTTCCGTCTAAGTTAGTTCCATCAAACAACGGAATCACATTACCACCAGTTCCTACAGGCTGAGCTAAGCTTCTCAGATACGGATAAGCATCCGGTCCAGCCAACCATACAGCGTTGTTGTAATTAGTACAACGTGCTCTCATCTTATAGATGTTAAGCGGTACGAAAGGCTCAGTAGTATCCTGACCAGTCTCAATAGAGATTTCTAAAATAGCTGGGTCAGTCATAAGACCACGAGGTTCTTTCGCTCCGGTTCCACCAACGATAGCTGCGTTGAATTTTTCTTTAAACACTTCATTAACGCCCCTGCTGATAAGACTTGAAACAGAGATTCCACTATCCTCTACCATCTCATCTGACAGATACACTAACGCAGTAAGCTTATTCAGTTTAATACTAATATAAGCCAACTCAGGCATACTTGACGTATACTGTTCTAACTCAGAAGTCCAATACCCTTGGATTCCACCAGCTACACCATTACTTCTATTGGTATCATTAAACATTGGTAAGTCCAAGCTGTTTCCAGCAATAGGTAAATTCCAACATCTGGCTGACAGATTGGCTGGGTCTTCGTGAAGTTTATTCAACAGTTCCGCTGACCAGCCCGGCGCTACAGTAAATCCACCATCGGGACCTTGTGCTTCTACCATACCAGTTCCGGCTGCTTTAAATCTCTCATCCATAATCGCACCCTTGGAACGAACAGCAGTCACAGCCGCTACCCAATACTCTTCAGCTGACTTAAAACCCATACTACCTTCTACTGGCTCTCTTTCTTTAACTGTCATAATTTCAAATTCTTTCTTCATCGGTTCAAGAGCAGTTTTCAGAGCATCGTCAATTTGGTCATTGACCTTCTCAACGAAGTCAGTCTGCATATCTTTAACAGCATCTGCAGCGAGAGTCTTCATACTGGCTTCCATGTCTTCCTTTTTAATTTTTAGTAATTTATCACTCATTGTTTTTCTCTCTTTATAGTTTTTTTTATCAATAGCTCCAGTGTATCTTTAACCTAATGTCTCCAGTTTTACTCACAAGTGTGAGTATTACCTAACATCTCCAGTTTGATTTACCTGCTATCTCTTATAGTACTTTACCAGTGATACGGGCTAACTTACTCTTTACAATAGTATCAATATCTACAGTCTCCATCTCAGCTTCCAGTGCCCGTCTCAGTGATAACTTAATCTCTTCTAAATCAATCTCTACATATTCATCTGACATATCTACTTCTACATATTCTTCTGTATCTTGTGATGCTAATCTTTCATCTATCATTTCGTTCAATACTTCTTGTGATACCGTAATCACATCTTCTTCCGCCACCACTGGTGGTATAATCTCGTCCTCGTCTTTAATTTCATCTTGATGTATTGTTCCAGAATGTATCTGTCCTTTAGGCATATACTCACAGAAGTTTATATCCTTATATGCATCTTGGAGGTTCTTGGTCTTAATCAGACCACCAAACCCAGCCCGCACCATCTCTGTCGGTTCGTAGTTCCCCTTCATCAAGGCATATTGGTCTGCGGGTAATGAGACCAAACTAATTTCGAACAGCTTCGCTTTAGTAATAACACTAACTCTATCTCCTGTTTTCAGACCGACCTCTTTCGCACTTTCCAATTCCCTGCCCTCTAATTCTGATACAAACATTTGTTTAGATTGCAACTCTCGGAAACCAACACTGAATGCAGCAAGACCTAAATCACTTATCATATCATATGCTTCTGCTCCAGCTCCTGTCTTCCCAAGATACGCTTTGAATACTAACTCACCCTTTATTCTCTTTACCCAAAGGATACGACCAATAGTAGAACGCAATACATCGTTAGCATTGTGGTTAGTTAGTAATATAGGGTTAGTCATATACTCCTTTACATCCCAACCTGACGCCCTTACTACTTCGTTGTGCCTGTCTACCTTACCAGACGATGCTACTGCTACTATTGTCCTCTCGTCAGCATCAAACTCCTTTACTCTTGCTGTCATATACATTTTATTCTGCATTGTATTGCTCCTTTATATTACTACTACTGTATCAGTGTAAAGCATTCTTTACTGAAGTAATATACATCATCAGTATTATCTACTATCTTAATCAGATTGTTCTCATCAGCAAACTTATCAGAGGTAATCTCGTAGGTTTTACCTTTTGTTAAACTTGCTTCATATCCAGTATTGTCTTTACAGATTGCTTTCATAATTCCCCCTTTATATTACTACTGCTGCTACGCTACATCTACAGTTTATTTCACTCTCACCTGGATGTTGTTCATTGGTGCCGGGGAAGGCAACATCTACTGGTATTACTCCAGCACCCTCATTCATCAAGTGTGTGTCTCTTACTCTTCTATCTCCAGCTGTATGCCATCTTTTATACTCTATGCCGTTCTTCTTATACGTTTGTAAGGAGGCTGAACTCATAGCACTTGATGTTTCTGTCCTCGCTATTCTCATTGCTTGGGCATCCGTTCCTTTGTAATAAACATTTACCCTATCTGCTATTGTTGCTGTTGATTCACCTAAGGCTAACCCCTCACTTATCTCCATCTTAATCTGATTGTATAATCTAAGGCTGACCTTCTTTAATCTATTTTGTCTGACGAATAAGGCGTCGGCTACTTCCCCCTTTAACATTGGAACTCCTTTTACCTGTGCAGCCGCTAATATCGACCCTGATATAATTGAACTTTCTAAATGCGGGATAGATGAGTCTATTAGTAATTCAGTTTCTACACCCCACATTCCAGTTAATCCGGCAATCGGGTCATCTATTTTTAGTGAAATCGATTTTAAGACACCAAGGAGACCCAGGACTCGACGTTCTTGATTTCTTAATACCTTGATAAGGGTCTTCTGGTATTTTAACTCTTGTATTCGTTGTTGCCTCAGGAAAGCAGTATGAGAGACCTTACTCTTGGCTCTTTGTGCAATTCTCTTGGCTACTACATTAATAATAGTATTATGCACTATCTCTCTCTACCTTATCTATTTTACTATCGAGTTTCTTCATCTCATACATAATGGCTTCTTCTAATGCCTTAGCTACGTCTGCTGCCTCTTCTGGGGTCATTTCATTGGTATTACTATTACTAATCCTCAATTCGTCTCCGCCTTCTATTGGTTCTTTACCTTGGGTCATTCTGACTTCATTAACAGTCCATACACCGCCTTTAACATATGTGTCGTTCTCTTTCAGTTTAAATTCCTTATCCTCTGGAATTACGTCATCGAAGGCACAGAATATGTTCTGGTCCCAGCGTGGTAATAGTTGTTCATTCAGTTTCTGTTCTTTCATCCTCAACCTTGGTGTTAGTCCTGTCTCGGCGTATTGCATTCTACCTACTTCTGCGTTAGCGAGATTGACATCATCAGTTCCTAACATTGACATAGGAACACCAAATGCTGAGGCGAGTTGTTCTTTCACTGGTTTACTTATTTGTAGTATGTCCATTTCTTTAGGACTGAAGGCTAACTTCTCTGGTTTTCCAGTCCCGACCATTAACTTACCTGCTTTGTTCGGACCACCAAATGTTTTCACCATCATCCTGTGTAGTTTCTTGGCTTGTGCTGGTTTCAAATTACTTGCATCGATATAAGTAGAAGGCATCGCACCATTCTTAAATAACGCCTCTTCGTATTGCAACATCATTATATTAATGTTGGCTGCTCCTACTGCTCCTGCAAGCGGTCCTCTACCATAGTATACATTTAATGGAGCTGGTGCCTTGAAGTGTATAATCTCTTCAGGCGGAATACGATAGTCCTTAATGCCGTTAAAATAGATATACTCTTTAACAAATGTAGTTTCAGAGGGTCTTATCTTTACATTCTGGGCTGGTAGTATCCATATCTCTTGTGGTAGTCGTAAACCATTATCTATAATATGCCAGTAGTTGTTACCAGTCAAATCCTCGAACTTCTGACTTAGATGCCATAGTTCTGAGGCGTTCATCTCTGGATTGACGTTAGTAGTAATATCTAAGAAAGGATGAGCATATATCTCTACTACTTCTATGTTAGGGTCTGATATACCTTTGATTGATGTCCTTTGGTTCAGTTCCTTTCTCTTTCTTTTACTAACTACATCGCCATGCAGATATAACTTCTTTGATTGTGGTTTAGCTACATATAACTTGAGTGGCGTTCCTGCTACTCTTGATGCATTTATATTACTAAGCGAATACACCCAACTGGTGTCATTCTTTACCATACTATCAAAATTGTCTGGTTGTGCTAAGCCGTGTGTTGCATCAAACCCTGGGTAGAACATACCTGCTACATCTTCTGATGTGTATAGGGATTTCGTTTTGCCTGTGAAGAGGAATTTAAATCTATCTATTAGTCTCATATTTTATCCTTAGTAGTATATTTAATTAGTGAAGAAGAACGCCTCACCACTCTGTTCATAGTAGTGTGTGTATAAGGCATATCTCATCGCATCTAAACAATCATCTTTGAACTTAACAGGTTCCCCCTCACCTACTATCTTACCATCCCTGTCTACTTTCCAACTATAACTTCTGAACTCGTTTATTAGATTAGTGCTCTTGGATTAGCACTATCAGCGTAGATACAATCTGTCTTACTTATATTACTACTATTAAGCCACTTGATTAAATCTGCGTTAGTCATTCCTGAAGCACATAATCTCTCTCTAACAAAGTATTCATCATCTGACTGCCTTATCTCTATTACTGTAGTAGGATGTTTGTATCCAAAGTCCATCCCATATATTATCTCTTCTCCATCTGGTATAACATTAGTAATAGTATAATTACTGTATATTAGATTATCTAATGAACCCCATTCTCCTAAAGCATATATCCTATAAAAGTTCTCATCCTGTTCTATCAGCTTCTCTAATATGGCTTTATAGTCCTCATCAATCCAAGGGTTATCGTGATACGTGCTGTGGTGCAATGTAGTAGTATCCGCTTGGTTTATGACGAATTCATCGTGTAGCCAAGAGTTCTTATCAACTGGGTTAAACGCTACATACATCTGGTGTAGCTTGCCTTTACCCCTCATTCTCAGGTTCAACTGCCTGAAGTCATTTAGTGTAAATGCATCCGCTTCTTCCATAAACATCTTATCTACACCAAATATCGACTTGACCTTCTTAGGGTCATCTAAACTACTTATCTGTATTCTACTACCATTAATGAACTTAAATGTGAGGTCTGCCTTATATGTTGGTTCGTATAAATTATCTATTCCCCAAGCGTTGAATATATGTTCGAATGTAGGTAGTATACTATTCTTAGCATGTGGTAATGTTTTACATAAACAAAGTATCTTGTGCGAGCTTGGTGTGTTGAAATCTTTTAGTATGTCGTATACTAATTTCGACTGAATACTAAACGACTTGCCACTTCCCGCTCCACCATAACATACTATATTTCTATTAGTATCCTCTAATAACCAATGGAACGATGGTGAGATTAGTGAGTATATGTTAGTGAGGTCTAATGTAGCCATCACTCGCCATACTAACATATTCTTTACATTCTGGACATTCTACTATACTACCTTGTAGTAAATCTTTCTTATACAATATATTATACCAACCACACTCTTTACAGTATGCTTTAAATATATCTGGTAATTGTTTTCCTATTGCCATTTTAGTTCCCCCTTTATGTTACTACATATATCAAATGAATCATTACGTGTAGTCCGTAGTTTATTACTCCTGTTGCGTATAACACTGCAAACGTTTCAAATAGTTCCATTCTCCCCCCTTTGTTATACAGGATGCTGTTTATTACTTTTCCAGTAAGTGTATGCTGTGTGCATCCTTTACGTTTAACCCCTCGCAGGGTCTGAGTGAACCCTCTTGTCTATCCCCAATCTGTTTCACATATTGATAAAATAAGTCCTGCTATCATAAAGAACATTATAGTAGTAAATAGTATTGTTTCCATTGTTTCCCCCTTATGTAATAGTAATATGGTGTTGTAATACATCCCATCCATCTACTACCCATTTCACTTCTACTCCTGTTATTACTTTAGCATTATATGCATAAAAGAAGTTATCATCTGACCACCACTCTAAACACGGCATCAATCTTATTTCCTCCCTTTTTGTAATGTAGTAGTATTACTATCTATTATGTTAACGCCTAAGCTATGCTACATCAACTTTAATACAGGTATTTCTGATACTGCAAAACCATCTTCCTCTTGTAGCAATCAGAACACTCATTCTCTGGTATGTTCTCTACCTCATCCCTTACTATTAGTAGATACTTCAAATCCTTCCTGTGTGTTTGTATAACCTCTTCAATCGACTTTATTCTATGATTAAGACCTTTTAGTATTTTGGCTACCTGTAAGTCATCCATTATCAGCTTAGTCCCTTTATAGTAGTATAGTAATAGGAATGACTATTAGTATAGTATTATTACTATGTATCGTCCCCCTCTGGTAGTATTATATCGTATGTGCCTATCTTGCCTTCAACAGATTGTGTAGGTAGTCCTGCACTCCTATTCATTATATCATATATGCACTTACACCTAAAGTCCTCTGTCTGTTCAGTATCCATTACCCACTCGTGTAGTATCCTTAGGTATACCTCATAATCATTGGATAACTCTTTTACTATAGTAGCTATTCCTTTTGGTCTTCCGCCGGGATTACCACTTACTCCTGGTTTCCAATGTCCCTTTTCGTTTCTGTCTTTGTCTGG